TCAGTAGTGACCCGCTGCGGCTTTCGCGGCGTTCTGTGGCTTTGATTCGTTGCAGTTCCTGATTAAACTTGCCTTCCCAAACCCCAATGCGCGCATCGTCACCAATGTAAGGAGCCGCTTCGCACAGTGCGCCGTAGCGGAGAAGTGCAGGGGCGTCGGTGATAAACCAGTTGGTCGTATTGCTGGTGCTCAGGGCTGTCAGTTTCTTGTAATAACGGCCCTTGATCGTGTAGGTTCCGGCGTAGGGGCCAAAGATCACGTTATCCCCCTCACGGGCGAAAAATACCGGCTTACCACTGCCAGATCGCGTTGGGTATTTGGTGTAAATCCACTCGGCATCCTTGCGCGTGAGCTTTTGAGCGTCGGTATCGTCAACATACAGGTGAATCCACTCAAGAAAGCCTGTCGGGAGTGCCACCGCGCCGGATGATGTTGCGCTGCTAAACGCGGCCTCCATTGGACGAATGCGCAATTCATTGAAGATGCGGTTTTCAGCGTCGGCTATAAGCTCCGGCACAGCCGCAGTCAGAACCGTGTCGTTTGGCCGGTGCAGATAATCAATTATCGAGGTCTGTAAAGTTGCGTAGCTAGTAATCATGGTCCAAGATACCCATATCTGTGTTTGTAAGTTGGAAAATGGTCGTAAAACTTGACCCCGACCGGCTCAAACCGGCACAGCGCGGACTCTGGCGGGATGTAAACATTGATCCCCTGACCGCGGGCAATGCCGATCAAATATTCCATGTTGGGACGTTGATAAGCAAATTCGTCTGTCCCATCCATATCGACGCCGTAAATCGCAATCTCGCGCGCGCCTTCGTGGATAGCAAGTGCCATCGCGTAGGCAATCGAGCTATTCCAATAAGCCTGTCCGATGCTTCCAGCGACCGCCTCAAACGGGTAATTTTCTTGCGTGTAAAGCCTTGCGCAGTCCGCCAGGCGCTCCGCGTAGCCGGGTTTCCTTTGGCTATGTTCACCATCGAGTAGCCGCTGGTCGTGCATCTCAAAATGACGCGCCATGAAGGGCCAGCCCTTGTCATCCCAGGGTAAGCCCCATTTCTCCCACGTTTCATCATCCCAGGGCGCTTTATCGTGCGTACTTGAAGCAAGTCCAACAATGGCGACTTTCAGGCCCATGCGCGCTTCTTTTTGCCTATCGGTGTACCGGGCATGCACATCATGGCTTTTTCTTCAGACTGGATGTAGAGCAATGCGCGCTTTACTTCATCCGGGTCTGGACTCAGGATGTTATAGCCCAGGTTTTTCAACCGCTGCACGTCGCCCAGGTGGATGCTTGCCACCTTGACCAGATTACCCATGTAGCGCCCGGTTTCGGGTTGCAAGTTTTTGGTCATGATGTTGTCCGCCATCACAGCCGAGCTGTCGTAACTGGTTTTTACGATAAGCGAATCACTTGCCTCGTCATAGTGCGAGGTTTCGAGCAGGTCGGTCATCGCACACGCCTTGCCCGCAAAGTGCCATACGCGGTATTGGTGCCAGCGCTAAAAGCAGCTTGCGCCACCAGGTATACCGTGGTAGTTGCGGCCAAGCTGATACGCACCGGGGCAATGCCTTGGCAGTAGGTGGCGCTCAGTATCGTTGTCAGCAACGGTACACCAACCAGCGCATCCGTTCCCATCCCGCTGCCGCCAGCCTGTGATGGAAGCGTGTTGGTCGATAGTGATATGCCGGACTGAAATAGTGTTGCGGTAACACCTGCCAGAACAAAATCAACCTGCCCGCTGACATCCCAATCGCCCGCCGTCAGGCTGATGGTTGTGACATCTTTACCCGTCGCAGTGGTAAGCGCAACAGCAGACCCAGCGGCCACCGTTGACGTGATGAATTGACCGATATTGCCAGCAGCCGCATTGTCATTCGTGGTCGTGCCGGTGGATGTGCTTAGTCCCATATCGTTACCCTATCGAGCCGAGGCGGATCGTCTTCACTGCGGCGCTGCTAGGTGTAAACCCGCCATTAGTAACAAGGTAGCCGAATACCTTGCCCGCCTTTACCTCTATCGTCTTACTGCCCGTTCCTGCTGTCTGGACAAACAGGGTAGCCCCTACGTCAACCGGAGATCCGATATCGATATACCCCAGATAACTTGCACGGTCCCCCGCGGGTAAGTCCCAAGCGGCGTTATCGGCCAATGCAGAGGGTGGCGTGACGCTGTACAGGTGCAGCCGGAAGCTGGTCATACCCGCAGGCACAGCGGCCACGTCAACGCGCAAGTCGGCGTCGGTAATGCTGATTACGCCAAAATCAGGCCCAATATCAGCAAATGTAATGGCGGCAGCGGCAGCACCTACAACGTCCCCGGCAGTATAGGCCACGGTATCAGCCGGACGGGTGAAGGAGGTCTGCGATACGTAGCCTTTTCCGGCAATGATTCTTTGCATTATTTATGCTCCAAAAAAGCAGGCCCGAAGGCCCGCTATGGTTTACGCTCAATAATCCCCGAGCTGAATCCACGAGATCACAACCGTACCGCTGATGGTCTGGGTTGCATTTCCGTCAACGTCGGTCGTAGTGGCGTAGGCAGTGTTCAGGAACACGTCCACAGCCGTCGCGGTGCCGTTGAACTGCGCCGATGCAGCAAGTGCTGCGCTTACCGCAGTACCCGCTACGTTGATGGTCGCGCTTGACGTAAACGCCGTGCTGGGCAGCAGATCAACCACCGTGGTAGCCAGCGTAACATTGGTCGCCGTGGTGGTGCCGAGGCTGATAGCCCCGGTAACGCTTGCGTTCAATGTGGTCGCTAGTGCGCTGGTGGTCTTTTGCTGCAACGTGGCCGTGACGCCCATAATCAACAGTCGCCCTTGCGGGAAATCGTAGATTTTGGTGCCCTGGTACTCCGTGCCGTCAACGATTGACTGGGGCACGTTGTCAAGCGTTAGCGTAGTCTGGCACATCGGCCCGAACTGAACATGCTTGACCGTAATGGACCCGGTAGATGGTTGCAACGCATCGCCGAGTTGGTCCAGTGGATCACCGTCGGCAAAATGAATGCTGCCGGTGTTGGGTTGCGTGATTTTGAAACTAGGCATTTGATGCTCCTAAAAGTTAAAGCCCCGAAGGGCTATCGGGTTGATTAGGAGGTAGCCAGGTCATACACCCCTGCGTGCGCTTTTTCGTTGCACACTTCCAGACTGTACTCAACGATGATCTGCTTGCGCTCGCTGTCGCCGGTTTTCGCCAGATCGTGCGAGCGGAAGTCACGCAGCACGGCAAACTTGACCATCTCAGGATCAACAAAGAAGATCACATCGGTCTGCGCCTGGCGGCACGGAACCAAACGAACTTCATTGCCCAGCGGGTCGATGTAGATGTCCACCGAGTTGACCACCTTGCGCTTGTCGCCGTCGCTGGTTTTTGTAGAGCTACCGCTGAACGATGCAAACTTGCGCTTCTGGAAGGCGTTGAGAATGCCCAGCGTAGGATTACCGCCGTTTGTCCAGGCCAGTGCCAGTACAGCTTCGACTTGCGACTCTTGCAGCGCCCGTGCCGTGCCGTCAGTGTGGGCATCCGTACCGTTGCCGGCCGATGCGGTTGCGTTTGCAGCGATGCTGGTATTGGTCTTCACCCACGTCTGCATGCCAGCCGATTTAGGCGCCAGCGTAGCGTTACCGGCCACGGATGCGACGTTACCCAGCAGGGAAGTCTCGACGTCCGTTTTAAGTTCCTTCATGCGGGCTTCCATCTGCGCGGCCATTTTGGCTTTACGTCCGGCGTTGTCCACCGCTTCCTGCGTGCCGGTGACGCGCGCCACCTTGTCGCTGATCTGGCGGTAGTTGTAAACACGGGTGTTCAGCGTTGCGGCATCGGTAGTGGCGTCATCGCCCTCAAGCACCGCGTTAGTGCCGGATGGCGCGGTCAGCGTGTGAATCTGCCATTCGTGCTTCGTGCCCGTGGCTTTGGTTTTGGGGATGGCCGACAGGAACGGTGTCTCGCTGGGCGACACGTCGTAAACGATGTCGGACAGGTCTTCACGGTTGCCGATGGCGGTGAAGGTCGTAAGGGTGTTTGATGGGAGTGCCATAATTTTCTTTCGTTAAACTTTGCCGCTTGCAAGCAAGTAGTCCTGAACGCTTTGGCGTGAGCCGGTGCGCTTGACTTCGGCGTGAATCTTTTGGATAGCGTTGAGGTTTCTAGTCCCCGTGCTACCCGGCTTGATGATCTTGGGCGCGGCCCGTACCTGTTTTTCAAGGACGGAACCCGCGGCCTTCTGTGCCCGGTACAACATCGCATCACGCGCCAGCAGAACGGCCTTGTGGTCGCTCAATGCCTTTATGTCGCGTTCGCTGTACCCGCGTGCTGTCAAGTCGGCGTAAATCGCCTGCTTGTCCTTCGTTGCGATGGCTTCGCTACTCCATTCAGGAATCGCCTTCAATAGTGCTTGTGTCTCGGTTACGAGAGAGGCATCTGATTGCTGTTGTTGCTGATATTGGACGTATTGCGCCGCTTGATTGATCTCATTCACCTTCGCGCCGTGCTTGCCTTGCAAGTCGCGCATCTGGTGTTCGAGCTTCATCGCCTGCACCGGGTCGCTGTCGATCAACGCTTGCCAGTTGATGCCCTGGTATTGCGCTAACTCGGCTTCAATCGCTTTGGCCTCTGCGATCTTGCCCACGACTGCCTGTTGTACCTGTACTTGCTGTTGTACCTGCTGCGCGTATTCCTGCGCCTGCTTGCGTACTTCAGCCGCCTCTCGTACCTGTTTATCGACGTGCCCCTGTAGTTGGTAGCTTTTGATCAGGTCCGCGAATTTCACCTTGCCATCCGTGCCGTCGATCTTGGTTTTCACCGTGATCGCGCCGTCTTCGTCCACATCGAGGGAACTTTCGTCCGCCCCGAGTAGCTTTGCAACGTCGGCTAGTTGGTACTCATTAGGTGTTTCGCTTTCCTTATCGTCGGCATCAACTTCGTCAGTTGCGTCCGTCGCGGGTGCGTCTGCTTCGCCCTGTTCGGGCTTGGAAGGCTCGTTAACCGCGTCGTCAGCAGACAACATCGCGGTAAGCCTGTCAAGGGTTGATTCGTCGCCGGAGGCGGTGGAATTATCCTGTTCCATGTTTTTCAATCTCTATGTTTCGCCCATAAAAAAAGCCACCGGGTTAGGGTGGCTGGTTGACCGATGGGCTAGCGGTCAGCGTCTGAAAACGTTAAATCGCTTCTTTGCTCGATCTCGTTAAGCTGCACCTGTGCTACGTTGCCGTCTTGCACAATGCGGGTCACTTCGCGCTTGACTGCGGCCAACAGTTGCTGGCTGATGATGAGGCGCTGCGCCTTGTCTTTGTTGTCAGGCTCACACGACAGCGCGGCCATGTGCAGGTGATTCGCCACCGCGGCGAAGGCTTCGACAAATAGCGGGTTTTCCAGCAGTTGCCGGGCGTCTGTTGCTCTGAATATTCGATCTTCAGGGGTCATTTATCGCCCTTTTTGTCGCCATACTCTTCCTTGCTCTTCATCATGTTGGCGTGCATAGACTGAGCTGCCTGTTGCCCTTGCATTTGCGCGATCTGTAGCCTTACCTGTGCGTCCATTTGTGCGAGTTGCTGGGCACCTTGTTGCTTCATTTCCTCAAGCTGCATGGCGTGATTCAGTTGTGCGTTCTTGTGCGCCTGATCCATCTGATCCTTCATCGCCGCAAGTTGGGCCGCGTTTTCCATCTCGGCCTGTTTCTGCAATGCTTCGACTTCTTGCCGGTTGCGGTCAACCTCAAGCTGCATTTGCATCTTCTCGCGCTCAAGCTGGGCCTGCATCTTGAGCTTTTCGATCTCGATCTGCATGGTGGCCTGTTGCTTGACTTGCTCCATTTGCGCGGTAGCCTGTAGCTCAACCTGCTTGGCCTGCATGGACGCCTGCATATCGGCCTGTTTACCTTGCCCTTCGGCTTGGAGCTTCATTTGCGCCAACTGTCCCGCGCCCTGCTGCTTCATTTGTTCCAACTGCATAGCCGGGTCCGGCTGCGGGTTCTGCATCTTTTGCTGATACTCGGGCGAATCAGGTGACATAGCGTATTTGTCGGGCATATCAAAGCCCATCGTTTTACTGATGTCAGAAAACAAGGCAAACGCTTGTTTTGCCTCTATCAATCCCAAAGGAGCGAGCATGTCACGCTGCATTTGGCTGATAGCCATTAGCTTCTGTTGCCGCGTTTCCTCGTTGCCCGTACCCAGCCCAACCTTGACCGTCACGTCAGTGCGCTCACGCCACCCCTGCGGGTTGACCGGCACGTATTTGCCCTTCATGCGGATAATTCGTTGCTTGTCCTGATAGCGGTTCAGCAGTGAGTGAACGCGCATGACCATCTCTTTCACGCCGGTTTCAGCGATCATGCGGGTGATCATCTCTACCTTTTGGCTGGCCCGGTTCATGTTCTCCAGAAACGCGCCTTTGGTCACATTGGACAAGGTTTCAGGGTCCAGGCCGCTTGATGCTTTGGTGATACCTGTGCGCGATTCCTTGATGCCGTCGATGTAGTTGATAACCGGCAGGATGTCACCGATGATCGACGGCGTGACGATGGGCTGAAAAGCGTTACCAACCGGGTCCAGCCCCTCAACACGCTTTAGGCCACCGGGTAGCGAGGTCAAGAAGTCGTTGACGTTGCAGCGTTCATTTATCGCGGTCTGACTGTTGTTGACCAAGTAGATGTTGTCCAATAGCTGCCGCTGGATCGTGGTCTTTATTTCTTGCAGGTCGCCCAGGTCGTCATAAAGTGATTCACCAACATGACGATGGGGGACGCGCTTGGCAACAAAGCCTGTTATCGCCACCTCGGGAATGGGTGTATTCCATTCGTCGCCTTCCGCCAATTTGTTGCCAACGGTAACGACTTTACGCAATTCAGCTACGCCGTCATCATCCCAGTCGACGCGGATGTACGCCTCGCAGTATTCGATCTCGTCCATCGAGCGGTCGTTAAAGCTGCTTGAAGTACCGTAGCGCGTCCCTGATTCATCGCTCACGCTGTCGCGGCTAAATGCCTGTGCTCTGCTGCGGGTTGTCTCGGTGTACGCCGGGAGCAGGTCAACAAACTCGCGCGGCATGCCCATCTCGATCAAGTCGGAGCGGGTCTTGCGCGTGACATGCTCGACGAATGGCGTATCCTGAAGACTGCCTCGGCACTTGCGGCTCACTCGGATTTCCTCGCACGGCACAGCTTCAATGCGTACTTTGCCGGTCTTGCGCTTGATCTTTAGCTCAAGGTCAAACACTTGCATCGGCCCCTGCGGCGTCTCAATCTGGCGCTCTTCCTGCCCGGTAATGTCAAAGGTCGCGCCGTCCTGCTGCAAGTCCTGCAACATCTGCTGCACTTCTTGCAACACCAGCCCTTTGTACTTCGGCTCTTCGATCTTCTCCGTCTCTTCCCACCAGTGTTTCACATAGCCGTTTTTCAGCAGCAGCGTGTCCTTGATGGCGTCATGCAGCACAATCCAGCCGTTGTTATCGCGCATGATGACCTGGTTCACATAGTCGGTCTCGATCTCCGCCTGCGCTTCGTCTTCCTGCGATATTGGGTCAAACTCGGCTATCACGCCGGTCTGGGTAAAGATGCGCATGATGGCCGGCATGGCCCAATCCACGGCCTCGCTCAGGTCCTTGCTGACAATCGCAGATCGGCCTTCCATTTCGTTGCCGTAGGGCCTGCCGTGATAGCGATCAAGGGCGATAGCGCGCTCATTGCTCAGTTCACCGTCTTCAACGCCCAGGCTGTCGGCCCGGTGCGCTTGCACGATAGCCAGCAACTCAATGTCGGTCATTTTCATGCGTGTTTAGCCAAAAAGCGTGCTGCGTCTTCGTGCGGTAGCGTCACATCAATGCTCATGTTTTGCCCGCGTAGGCCGTTTACGACGCGCTCAATGCGCTCGGGGATGGGCACGTCGGGGCTTTGGCCGCACCAAATGCGGATCGCGTAGGCTTGGGCCGGGGATTCTCCGCCAGAAGGAACACGCGCCACCGGCTCAATCGGCTCAACCACCACATCCGGCACGTCAGCGCCTTCAATGGCTTGATTGACCTTTGCAGGCCGTCCGCGCTTTATACGATGTAGCGGTTCTGTAGTTTCAGGGGTTTGTTCCACTCTTTACTCCGTTGTGTTCGCCGCGCGCCTTCGCAGGCATAGCGCAAGCTGTCAATAATGTGATTGTCTTTGTCGGCCAGTATCGGGATTACTTCGCCCGTCAGCGGGTCGGTTTTGTAGCTGTACATGGTCAGCTCGTCGATTGTGTGCGTACACCTTGGATGCACCACAATATCAAAGCTGCGCAAGAACTCGATACCTTCCTCAAGGCTTTTCGCACCCTTCACAGCACTGTGCATCTTTGGGAACCCATGCTTTTGCATGTAGCTGATCGTTTCCGGCCTTGCTGAATCTGCCGTGATGGGCCATTTCTCAGAATCCGGCACGGTCATAAACAGTTCGGGCAGGTTGTTGATCTCACAGCCCACCTGATGCGCCTCGTAATCCACGTACAGCCGATGGCCGTCAATGTCGCACCGTACTAAGACGCTGGGGTCGATGCTGTAGCCCCAATCCGCGCCAAGTCGGTGTACCGTGCCCTTTGGCCGCTCAAACTCTTCAATCGTCCAGTTCTTGAATACCCTTGCGCTGCTGTTGCGCTGGTACTCACCCAGCCAAACATGCGCGTACTTTTCAGGGTCGCGCTTGCGGTCGTACTCCATTTCATCCCGCAGTTCAGCAGGAAGCCAGGGGTTATCGTTGAAGTTCGCCCGCACCACGATTGCGCCAGGTGGCGGGTTGTCGCCACGCAATAGCTGGTCAATCGGGTCGGTCGCTAGGTTTGGGTTCCAACTAAACCAGATTGCGCTACCCGGTGCCCGTATTGTTGGCCGAAGTAGATCAAGGCTTCGTTGTGATGCCGTCTGCGCCTCCTCGAACCATGCGATCTTGAAGCCTTCCAGACTTTTTATCGAGTCGCTGGTGTGGTCCTGCATCCCCTGAAAGATAATCACGCCGCCGCTGGTGCTTTTGATCTGCTCGTTCTGTACTTCAAAGTAAGCCCCGGCGTTCATGGCCGCTATCTTGTTCTCAAGTAACTTTTTAACGCTGAACTTCAGGCTCTTCTGTATCTCGCGCAGGCAAACTACGTCCGTCTTTTCGCGGATGCACTCTTCAATCAGCAACTCAGCGAAGAAATGCGACTTGCCGGAACCGCGTCCACCCCATACGCCCTTGTAACGGGCATCCGCCAGCAGTGGCACAAATGCGCGCGGCGTCTCAATCTGTAGGACGCTCACGCTTTGGCGTCGATCACCAGGCGCTCAATGCGGTGAATGACCGTCCCGTCGAGAATATGCTTCGTCGGCGCGTTGAAGCCGTGCATCAGGTTCAATTCCTTGATTGCAGCCACGATCTCATTTGCCTTGGCCTCTACCCCATCCGCGATGTTTGCAAGCCCTGTGACGCTTCTCTCGCGTGTCCATAGCCCTTTTGCGGCTGTTTCAGCCTTTAG